GTATCGGCCGACACTGGCAGTTACACGATCACGGGCATAGATGCGGCGATGCTGCGCGGTTTCAATCTCACGCTGGACGCTGGAACATACGCGATTACGGGCAGCGTGGCATCACTCCTGGCCGACCGCATCCTGAGCGGCAACGCTGGCGTATACGACGTGACCGGCTTTGCGGCAACCGTGCTGGCCCAGCGTGCAATCACCGGCGAACCGGGAACCTATACCCTCACCGGTTCTGACGCCTCGATACTGGCCGACCGAACGCTGACGCTGGACCCCGCGAATTACACGCTGACCGGTTCTGCCGCTTCCACCGTGGCAGGCAGGCAAATTACGGCATCGTCCGGGTCATACGCGGTGACTGGCTCAGATGCCTCCACGCTCGCGGGCCGGGTGCTCACCGCTGAACCGGGAAGCTACGCGCTGACCGGTTTTGCCGCGACATTCGTTGCTGGCGCCGAAGTCATCATCCAGATTCTATCCGTGGCCGTGCAGACGATCATGCTTATGACGGCCAGCGTGGCATCGCTGATTTGGCGGCCGGGCGTTGCCGCCACAACCGACCGTGCCGTGATTAGCGAAGTGACCGTGCGACCGGTTATCAGGACAACGGTTAGGGTGAGACCGCAATGAGCACGCACCAACTATTCAAGCGGAATGACCAGGACATTGACGTAGTGCTGGTGAATAGCCGCGATAATTCCTTCATCAACAACGCCACGGTGTACGTGACCATTCTCAGTCCCACGGGAACCATTCCCACGGGCGGTGGACCGCTAACCGCCTCTTACTCTGGCCTATCGGACGGCCTGTACCGTGCCGCGGTGACAGAGGCATTCGACCCTGACCCTGGACCCGGCTACCAGATCAAGATCATCGCCACCACCGCCGCTGGAATCAACGGCGAAGGATACCGCCCCGCCTATGTGTCGGAAGGCGTGGCAGCCGGTAGCTAATGCAAGCAGGGAAGCTCCGTCACCAGATAACGTTCGAGGAACTGACTGGCGCACTTGATACCTTTGGCGCGGAGACGGACACATGGGAAGGAGTCAGAACCGTGTGGGCATCGGTCGAGCCGCAGGTCAATCAGGGTAAGGAATCGTTTACCACGATGGACCAGCTCCAGGCACTCGACATCTCGCGCATCACCGTGCGCCGGCAAAGCGTGCACGGCGTGACCGCCAAGATGAGGGTCAAGATGTACGACATCTTTCAGGCAACGGATCGCTATTTCGACATATTGGGCATACAGAACGTGGGCGAGCGCGGACGCGAGGCGACGTTGACGGTCAAGGAGCGGAAGTAGTGGCCTTCTCCATCCCCAACTTCTCCAGCCTTGCCCGTCAGGCGGGCATCTCGCGCTCATCGCAGCGGGCGCTCACGGGTTTCCACAACGCCGGTGACTGGACCACGGTGGAAGTACAGGGACTCAAGGAACTGGAAGCGGCACTGAACGAGTTGCCAGAAAAGACGGCCAGAAAAGTCCTTACATCCGCCGTGCGCGATGGGGCTGAACTGATACGCGCGCAGGCGGCGCTAAGGGCGCCACACGACCCGAGCGTAACGTTCGGCAAGCCATCATGGCGCAAGATGTTTCTCAAGGACGGCATCAAGAAGTCCATCTCCATTAAATCGCTGGGCGTGGCGGGAGCTATCGTCAGGGCCAAGATCGGACTCGACAAGAAGCACGCATTCTTTGGGCGCTACATCGAGAAAGGCTGGGTTCCGGCCGGCAGAATGCACATCGCCCCGCGTGCAACCAAGCACCTGCGCAAGATTACCGGCGACCTGTCGGCCATTGCGATGACGCGGCGCAACAGCCGGGCCAAGGATGCCGTTGCGACTACCACGAAAGTGAAGGCCCAACCGTTCATGCGCCCCGCGTTTGAGGCCATGAAGATGAAGGCTCTGGAACTCGTCAAGACTCGCCTGCGCGCTGGTATTGACCGCATCGCCAGGGAATCCTTCCGCAAAGCGACATGATTCAGCAGGACTTGGTTACATGGGTACAGGCGAACGCTTCGATTAGCGCCGTGATCGGCACGCGCTTCTACCCAGGAATACTCCCGCAAAATGCCACCTTGGAAGCGATTGTTTACAGCTCGTCCTCGCAGATTCCGGCCGTCACCATGCAGGAAGTGGGTGGCTACAACGAGGCGGTATTCACGCTGTCTTCGATGGCCGAAAGCTACGGCGAGGCCAAGCAACTGGCCAAGATCGTTCGCGCGCAACTGCACGGCTACCAGGGAACGATGGGCAGCACGACCATTCACGCCGCATTCCAGATCAGCGAAGACGATGGGTACGACCCGGAAACGTTGTGTTTCCGCGTGGATCAGGAATACGGCTTTCACTTCGCCGAGAGTTAGGAGATAGCCAATGGCAGCATCTTCTGTAAGGCCGGGGTACGGGGCAGTGCTAGGGCGGCAGGACAGCAACCTGACCACCATTGCCGCGTCTACAACGGGAAGCTCTACCCCACAATCTCGCACCCCGGCTTTGATGACCAGCATCACGCAGGGAACGGTCCTGTGCATTGACACGGCCAGCACCACAGTCAAGGAAGTTACCAAGGTAAACAGCGTAACAGGCAGCACCTTCACGAGCATAATTGAAAACAATCATTCAGGCGGAATTTCGGTTGCGCTTCAGGTAAGTGTGGCCGAATTGGTCGCCATCAACGGCTTCAGATTGCGGGCGGACCTCGCGGATGCCACGCATCTGAACTCCGACGATCAGTACCGGCAGTTCATTCAAACGATGCTCTGGGCTGAAGTTGACGTGGAAGGTAACTACACCGACGACGCTTCGCAGGTGCAGATTGTTACGGACGCGCAGGCTGGCACGCTGCGAACGTGGTCTATCGCGCTTGGCGGAACTCCCGGCGCGGCCAGCGGCAACCAGTGCGTCTGGTGGGCTAACGCTTACGTGGAAGACCTCGTTACGGTGGCATCTGTAGCGGACATTATTCGCTTCACGGCAAAACTGAAGATTTCTGGAAAGGCTTACCTGCACTACTAGCACGCAAACCCAAATCAGATTCGGCAATGAAACGCCCTGCGGTTAGGGGCGTTTTGTTTTGCCCAGGAGGAAAGAGATGGCTGCATCGGCTGCAAAACCAGGATATGGATTAACGGCTACGTGGGGCGGCACGGCCACGGAAGAGATCATTTCCATCAACGGCGTCGGTGTTGGGCAGATGGAGCCAGCAGAAGCGACCTTCATGGGCTCAGACGACCGATACAAGGAATTCATCTTCGGGTTGCTCAACGGCCCCGAAATCACCATCCAGATGAACTATCGCCCCAAGGCTACCGGGCAGCAGTTACTAACCACGGACGCGCAAGCTGGCACAGCCAAGTCACTGGTCGTAACCCTGCCCGGTTCGCTTGGCGTGTGGACGCAGACCTGCCTACTCACTTCGTGGGCGTCAGATGGCATCACGCCTGGCGAGCGGATGACCGGGACTGCGACGTTCAAAAACTCCACCGGCAAGCCCGTCCTGAGCTAATGCCTGTCGCGGTTAGGCGCTTCTGCGGTCAACCAGGTTGCCGGGAACTGGTTGACCGTGGACGTTGCGAGAAGCATCGTCTGGCCGCCCATGCAGCCGACCGGCAGTACCGCGGCAAGACGGCGGAACGGGGATACGGCGGACGGCATGTGAAATGGCGCAGGCTGGTACTGGCCCGCGATCCGCTATGCGTGAACCCCTACAAGATTCCCAATCACTACGTGCCATCCACGGTTGCGGATCATATCGTGCCGCTCAACCCGGACGGCTCGGGCGATTGGTCGCTGGAGAACGGGCAAGGTCTTTGCGCGGTTCCTTGCCACGCTCGAAAGACGCGCGATGACCGGACCCATGGCGCTTGCGGCCCTGGAAGGAGAGCGAATGGAACAGAGCATTAAAGTCGTCCCGGTAATGCTGGGCGGCCAGGAACGACACCTCAAGTTTGACGTGAATGCGCTTATCTCGTTGGGCGATGAACTGAATCTCAACTTTCTGACCAAGGACGCATGGGATTCGCTGACGAAGCCGGACTTCCGGCAGGTCCGCGCCATCGTCTGGGCGGGTCTGCTGCACGAGGCGCCGGAACTCACCGTCAGGGAAGTCGGCTCGATGATGGACCCGCAGAACCTGCAACCCGTCATTGACGCCTATCAGCAAGCCTTTGCCGCATCGGAAGAGACGCCCCCAAAAGCTCTGGCGGCAGCGGACTAAGACCCAGCCTCAAGTTTCTGGCGCATTGCCGCGTGCGCTACGGCCTGAGCAGGGAAGAGGTCGGCAGCCTGTCGCTGGGCGAATGGTCGGCTCTGGAAGAGGCATACAGCGAACGTGAGCACCGCGAAGACTACCGCATCGCAACGATGATCTGCCACATGTACGCCACGCAAGGTGCAAAGAAGATTCCCCAACCCCACGAAGTCATGCCATGGCTCAAGAAACCCAAGACTCCCAACGCCGCGCCCATCAGCAGGGAAATGCTTGAAGTGATGACGATGGCCCTCGGCGGGGAAGTGAAGGTAGGGAACTAATGGCCACAGTCGGCGAACTGATTATCAACCTCAAGGCCGGCACGGCGTCGTTCGCCTCGGACCTGAAGCGCGCCTCGAATCTTTCCTTCGACACGGCCAGGCAGGTCGAGCGGTCATTCAAGATCATCGGCGCCGCCGCGGCGGGCATGATTGCCAGCGCCGCTGGAGCCGCTGCCGTGATGGCCATGCGGGCAATCGATACCGCCGACAAGATGGGAAAGATGGCACAGGCCGCCGGAACCTCTGTTGAGAATTTCTCCGCGCTGTCATACGCCGCAAAGCTCTCCGATGTAGATACCGGCTCTCTTTCAACCGGCATGGTGAACCTCGCCAAAAACCTGTCTAAGGCCAACCAGGCCACGCAAGAGGGCCGCGCGGCACATTCCGCTCTGGGCACCCTGTTCCGTGGCAATGTGCCAGTGTTCAAGGACACCAACGACGCCTTTGTTGAAATATCCAAGAGGCTCGGTGAGCTGCCGATTGGCTTGGAACGTACAAACCTCTCTGCCCAAATATTCGGCAAGGGCGTTGGGGCGGCACTGATTCCCATGCAGGAAGGTCTCGCCGGTGCCGTAGAAGAGGCCAAGAAGCTGGGAGTGGTTATTACTGGCCAAGTCGCCAAGGGTGCCGAGCGGTTCCAGGACAACATCACCCGGCTGCGGGCTGTGTTGGATGGTTTAGTCATCAAGACACTCCCTGCCCTGATCCCACAGTTAGAAGCGGCCTCTAACTCCATGCTGTCCTTCGCCAATAATGCCGGGAACATGAAGTCTGCAACGGAACACCTTATCAACCTGGCCGGTGCAGCGCTGGTGATCTTCCAGTCATTGCGTGGAGCAATCGAAGTCATTGCGGCGGACGTGGAGTGGCTAGGAAAGAGTCTGGCAAGAACTGCAAAGTTCATTGCAGATATAGCAAAGACACCCTTTAACAATTCAAGGGCCAGTTCGGTGTTGCGTGACTACAACGCCGAGATGGACCAGATTCGTTGGGACCGGCAGCAGACGTTCGTAGAGGCGCTGGCGCGCATTCAGTCTGCCGCAGAGGGAACCAAGCTCGCCGTAGACGCGCTGAATCTTGGCGAAGCCTTCGGGCCAGCGTTGCCTGCGGGCCTAAACTCCACCGTTCAAGCGGCCGCTGCGGTAACCGGAGAGGGCAAGAAGGCGATAGCGGCACTGCAACTACAGATCGACCTGTACGGCCTATCCGTTCGTCAGGCTGCCATCCTCAAGGCTGAACGCGAGGGACACACCAAGGCAGAAGCGGCCATCGAGGGACACCTCGCCAATCAACTGGACCTCATGAATAAAGCCGCCTCCGCCATGCCCAGGGGCCGCGGCGGATTCACCGGCATCATGCCGGATGTGCAGGCACCGGAGTTTGCATTTGTCGCGCCCGAAATTGACATAAAGGCGCTGGGACTGGAACTAGACAAGCTCCCGCCGAAGTTTCAGGCGCTGCGACCGATTGCCATCCAGGTCCGCGAAGACATGGCGCAGATGTTTACCAGGGCCATCACGCGGGCCGAAGGTTTCCGCGATGCGCTGGGGAACATCCTGCAAACCATGTCGGAGATGATCCTGCAACTCGGGGCCATGCAGCCGTTGATGAATGCGCTGTTTGGCAACCAGCAATCCGGCTCCGGCATCGGCGGGATACTCGGAAAGATCGGCGGCGCTATCGCCGGGGCGTTCGCCGGTCCGGCAGCAGCGGCGTCTGGCGTGGGCAGTATTAGCATGAGCGGTGGCCCGCTCTGGCCTGGATTCGCCGATGGCGGTCACATCACTGGTCCCTCGTGGGTAGGCGAGCGCGGGAAAGAGCTGTTCGTGCCCGACTCTGCCGGGACCATCGTTTCCAACAATAAGCTGGGCGGCAGCATCACCGTCGCCCCTGTCTACAACATCAACGCGGCGCCGGGCACGGACATGGCTGGCCTCAGCCGCGTGCTCAAGCAGTCTGAAGATCGCACGGTAGCCAGAACACTTGCCATCATTGGTCAGAACGGAAGGCGCAGAGCTTAGCGAATGGCCATCTCCTTCCCGACAAACTTCCCGACAGTCACCGGGAACGGAGCGGCCGCCATCAATGGCGCACGCATCACGATGGAAGCATGGAACGTAGTCGCCGGTTCCATCTCCCCGTACACCCTACAGGAACAAACCTATTTGTTCCAGGGCTCGATGTGGAAGCTGTCCGTCAGTCTGCCGCTGATGACTCGCGCGCAAGCCGCTCCCTTCCAGGCGTGGCTTGTCGGCCAAAGCGGCAAGTATGGAACATTCCTATATGGACCGCCTGACAACACCGGCCTTCTTGGGAGCGCATCCGGCTCGGTCACGGTCAATGGCGCATCGCAGGTTGGCCGGTCTCTGATCGTTGCCAGTCTTAGCGGAACGCTCAAGGCGGGTGATTACTTCTCCGTGGGCACGGGCGCGAATGCTCGCTTGTACATGAACCTCGTGGACAAGACCGGCGCGGGCACGCTGGACATCTTCCCGGCACTGGACATTTCGCCATCGAATGGCGCAGCGGTCACGATGGGCGCCACCGCCAAGGGCTGCTTCAGGCTGGCCGCAAACTCCGTGCAATGGGATGTATCCGAAGGCTATCTCTACTCCCTTTCCTTCGAGGCTTACTCAGCAATCTAAGTGTCACGCAATCTGCACGCCAACACCGTGACCGAAATCACGGCGGCAGGGCTGCGTCCAGTCCTCTTCGTTCAGCTCTACTTTCCCTCCGGCTGGCTCTACCTGTGGAGCGGCTACGGCTCGAAGTCATGGAACGGCCAGACATGGACCGGCACCGGCAACCTGGGGAAGGTCTCGCCACTCACCGAGAATGCCGATACGGTAGCCGAGGGCGTACAGCTTTCACTCTCCGGTATCCCTGCGAGCCTGGTTACATCGGCGCTCAGCGAAGTCAGACAGGGCTCACCGGCCTACATCTACCAAGGATTCCTTACCTCAGCGGAAGCGGTGGTTGCCGATCCGTTCCTGTCGTTCTCGGGGCGCATGGACAGTTGCTCCATTGCCGAGGGCGCCGACACCGTAACCATCACCATCAACGTCGAGAGCCGCTTGCTGAATATGAAGCGTTCGCGCGAGCGGCGATTCACGCACGATGATCAGCAGATTGAATTCCCCGGCGATCTGGGATTTGAGTTTGTGGCTGCGTTGCAGGAAATGTCGCTGGTGTGGGGCGGAAACCAGGTACCCATCTCCAGCAACCCCGTGGGCGGTGGTGGCGCGCAGCCAGTGCCCGGCAATTTCCAGGGCAATAGTGGCGAGTGGTACGACGCCGAGGAAGACATTCCGGCATGGGACCAGCCATGAAACGCTTCGACACATGGCCGACGCAGCTTGAGCGGTTCATCGAACTGCGCCGGGAAACGCCTTTCGTTTGGGGAAGAAATGATTGCACCAGCTTCGCCTGCGATGCCGTCCTGGCCATGACGGGAGTGGATCTGGCCGCAGACTTCAGGGAGACATACCACGATGTTAAAGGCGCTTTGCGACTACTTGGCGATGGGGACGTGGGCGACCTGGCATCTCGTATCGCGCTGGTGAATGACATCAAGGAAGTGCCGGTAGCCTACGCGCGCAGGGGCGATGTGGTGCTCATCAATCAGCCGGAGCTTCCGGCGTTGGGCATCGTGAGCCTGTCGGGCGAAGACATCTGGGCACCGGGCGAGAAGCAAATCGAGAAGCTGCCGCTGTCACTGGCGGTCAGGGCGTGGAGGATTTAATGCCTCCCGAACGTCAAGACAACGCCAGCCTGAAAACGGAAGTTGTTCTGCCTGTCGGCTCCGAGGCCGGAGTACAGGTCGGTCATCACGTAGTCAAACTGAGCAACGCGGATCGAGACGACATTGCTTGCCTTCACATCCACGCCACCACCAATGGCAAGAGCGAAGCTGTTGTCGGTCACATTCACACCGGACAGGCCGACGCTGGCATGGGACACGCCGTACAGATTGTGGACGAAGCCTGTCACGGACGATCCACGGAAGGCGAATCTCGGGCCAGCCATGAACGAGAGTTGGTTGCAGTCAAGGCCACTACCGCCGCAATCGCTGCCCCAGTGACTGCCGATCTCCCCTTCAATCCCAATCACGCGGTTGATGTTTCCAGTAACCGATGTGCCGAAACCGTTCAGGCCGATGCGTTCGGAGCTTCCGAGGGAACCGCCGTCAAAACTGAGGTACGAGTACCCGCCGAATATCTCGGCGGCGGGCGTGTCTTGCGCTTGCATGGCAGGGGTACACAGAAACAGAGCAAGGACCAAGGCTGGGACAATTCGCATATTTCCTCCGTAGTTGTTGAGTTTCTACTGTGCTGCAACGACGGCAAGTGGGAGACCGTTTACTTCTCCAAGCTTTCCGTCAATAAGCTTTTGAAGTCTTTCTGTCGCCACGCGCAATCCGTGTTCACCACTGAGACCGCCACCGCTTTCAGCAACGCTTGTCCACAGTGGCTGGTCGCCATCGCCGTAAGCTTCCACGGTCACCTTTACCCACTTCATAACCGGTCGGTCAACGATCAGGCGAAGATGGTATTGGGCGGGAGACTTGCCAGAGGCAACCGCTACTCCCTTTGCTTTCAGGTGGTTTGTAACAGCATCCACGAGAGCATAAGCAACGTCGGCACTACTGCGCTTGGTGTGGGATTCGGTTCTTTCCATATCGACAAATACGGAGCGAGAGACAGTTTCTGCTGCTAAGGGCGAGTCTTTAGTGGTTGGTGCTACAGCCGTTGGAACCGGCTTTGCCGCATCGGTTTCAGGCCGTGGGTTTCGTCGCCATTCGGACTTTATCGCAGTGCAGGCGTCCTTCGCAGCATTGCCCAACACGGCGGTCGAGCCAGCGTAAATGAGGTCACCATCCCAGTCGTACACGGCTACCTTGTTGTCCTTGCGGGCGTACCCCTTTCCGCCTTCATGCTCTAGAACAACAACAAAGTCCGCCATGTCGGATCGGTTGTTGATGCGAATGGTAGGGCAGCGCTGGCTGAACGTTTTGGCTATCTCCGCGGATTGTGGCCTTGCGCCACCAGCGCGGCCAGCAACCTCCCACGACACGCTATCGGTAAGAAAGATGCGCGGCGAGCGGTCCTGCGACAAGGCAGGCATGGAACAAAGCAGGAGACCGAGGGCAGTAAGCACAGGTCTGAGCATGGGTAGAGCCTCCGTGTATCCGCACTTTATCACCAACGTAGCTAATGTCTAGACGAAGCGAAAGCGAAACAACGTGCCGCCGGTAATAGGCTTTCTAGGGCTGGCCTTCGGTGTTGGCACCGCCAGTGCAGCAACCGTAGCGCTATCCACCTTCATCGTCTCTACCGCCGCATCCATCGCCATCGGCCAAGTTGCCCGCCTGTTCCGCAAGAAGCCCGGCGCATCCGGCATCGCTGCCCAAGGTGGCACCGCTGGCCGTCAGGTTACATCCCGCCAGTCTGCCGCCGCGCGCCGCGTCCTGTTCGGCAAGCATAGCCGCCTCGGCGGCGTCATCACGTTTCTGGCCACCAGCGGGGCCAACAATCAATACATCCACCTAGCCATCACGCTCACCGGCCACCAGGTCAACTCCGTCAAGAAGATGTTCTTTGACGGCGTGGAAGTCACGCTGGACGGCAGCGACGGCGATCTCAGCCGCTCGGGCACCGGCTCATGGCTGAACTACGTGTACATGAATGCCAACCTAGGTACGCGTGACCAGGCAGCATTCAGCAACTTGGTCTCCGAGGGTATCGGCTGGACCACGGCCCACCGCCAGCGGGGATGCGCGGGCGTATACGTCAAATTGCTCTATGGCCAGAATCAATTCCCCAACGGCCTGCCCAATATACCTTCGAG